TAACTGCTATGGTCTGTCCACTTTGTACACCTCCAACAGTATAAGTTATTATGTGGCTGTCTATAGTAGAAGCACTTAAATCAATTTGACCTGTTGAGCTGTTGTGCGTTCCTGTATCTACAAATACTAAACCAGCATCAGCATTAAATGTTCCTCCCGTTGTTCCTGTAATTGTAGGAGTTGGGTCTGCTTCACCTTGATGAAAACTACTAGCAGAATATGAGAACGCTGCACTAGTACCTTCTATAACTGTCTCACCAGCATAGCTTACAGCATATACAGAAGCAGCTCCAATAGTGTTTTGAAATTTACCCCACCCGTTAGTGTTGTTCTGTGTTCCTTTACCCCATCCAATATTATTCGCCATATCTTATGTCATTACCCAGCCACCAAAATTGTCATCATAGTCAGGAGATACATCCTCGTTGACATTCTGATAGTATTCTGGAAAGTTGGCTGTTGCGTTAAAATTTAAAAAGTCAATCATTCTCTGTGAAAAGTACTGAGCGGCATCTCGCTCCTTTTCGACAAGTGTGTTAATTTCATCACTACTTAAAGCAGTAGCGTTCTCAGGGTTGTTTCTATACACACCTCCATTGCTTATTGTAACACTCAAATAAGGAAGTGCATACATCATGGCATAGTGTATAAGTATAGGCTTGATGTAAGTATCTACAAGCGTTAAGTATTCACCTGTAAGAGTACCTCCTGTGATGTCACTTACTATTTTATCATAGAGCTTAGTACCCAACAATCTCTGGCACTCTATCGTTTGCGCCCTATAAATATGCGGTAGCAGTTTGTCCACATCTACATTGCCATTGGCAGAGGTAAACTCTATAATATCTTTTCTTTGTATGAATAAAACTTTTGCCATAATTAATAAGCTCCTTGTTTGGGCATGTTAACAGGTGCTTTTTTAGCTTGTTTTCTGCCTCTTGGTTTTGGTTTGTAACTTGACGGAATAGCTGATACTTTCTTATGATCTGATATTTTACTACTCTTTTCGCCTTTTTTTATTAGTGGTTGTTTTAGTTTGTAAAGCACTTCCTTCCAGGCATGACGGCAATAAATTCCGCCTTTAAACTTAAAAAGATCATATTTCTGTCCGTTGTGCATAGGTAACTTAGCAGCATTAAAATTCATTTCTCTACTAGCCTTGTCAATATCTTCAAGCCTGTAAACAATACCTTGTCTAGTTCTTGACATCATTGCCTCACAGAAAGGTCTTGACTTATTACCCTCTTTCATTTTCTTTTTAGAACCTACCACATATTTGTATCTTACTTTGTAATAAGACTTGTCAAGGGTTGAAAAGCCATCTTCTTTGCTGTCAATAGTATCAGATAACTCAATCATGTTATTAGCCCAATCTTCTACACTCATATTGTCTTCGTCTAGCTCTCTTACATCAGCTACTTCCCACTCATCTGACATAACTTCACCTTTAAGACCTTCTAAAATCACATCATAAACTTCATTAGGTAAATCAAGGCTTTTAGTATTAGCAGCCATCATTTCAAGCTCTGCCTGTTCTTCTTCCTCTGATTTAACTCCTGTTTCTTCTTCTTTTACTTCTTCGTTATCTATGTCCTCAACGTCCATAAATTCAAGCGGATCAAGAGTCTTGAAGTATAGATTTAAAGAAATTCCATTTACAGCTAAAATGTCATCTAAGCAATCAATGATTAAATCTTGGTAAGGCTTTATAGTGGTATTTGTAAATAGTCTCTGAGCGTTTTGTATTTCATCAGAATTAGAACCTAAGCCACCTCCTGACATGTCTCTAAGGCCAATGAGAAGTGGAGATGTCACTCTGTGGGTTAGCATGATCTTTTTACTACACTCCTCGCTTAAAAAAGAGTAGTGTTCTGGAGCGTCATCTAAAGGAATATTGTCAACAGTAGTCTTTTGGTTCTGATCATGATTAAATGCTATGATAACCTTGTCTCCGTTTGCCCCTGTCATCTTATTCATGACCTGAGACTTGATCTGCTGCATTTTTTCTTCACTAGGTATGCCACTATTGAAATTGATCACTTTAGTACCTGAAAAAGAGTTCTGTGCATCATTTATCAAAAAGTCTGCTACTTCGGACTCTAGGACAGCATAGCTTGTAGAATAATCAGCAGGACTATAGTAAAAAAAGCCTGTTGTATATCTTCTTATTATTTTTATTTCATTACCTGTTCCCTTAGTTCCGAATACAGGTATTTTCTTTAACTCTGTGACATCAGTTACCTTAGTCCAGTCAGGAGCATAATAATAGTTGTTAATGTCTCCATTTTCGTCACATTTCTCAGCTCTTAATGTTTCTCTAGGAAAGTGTGATACTTTGCCCACCTTATCGCCTACATAGCTCACTTGTAAGGCAGCTTCTCCTAGCATCTTAAGGTCTAGGCATATCTTACGCATACAATCGTTTCTAAGCAATCTTTTCATCTCTGCAAATTGCTCAGGCTTTTTACTTGCATCTGTAGCCTCTAAGCCTCTACCGTAAATCTGTTGAGCTATACCACTAATTACAGCTTTATTAGTAGTGCTATCCATAAAACAATTGATCAACTCTTGATAGTAATCATTGCTCTCGCCTATGCCTACCCAATCTCTGTTTTTTTCTTCTGTTACTACTGGCCTTTCGTATTGGCTTAATTCTATTAAATGTAAATTATTCATTAACTGTAGTATATGTATTCATTAGCACCTGTATTATGCTCTGTAAAAACCCCGTTTGATATTTCAAAATCTGTAGCTGTTTGATCAGTACAGAAAATCTTATCTCTAAAAATTAGCTTGCTATCTGTGGTATTAGTGACTTCTATAGTGTAAAAAGCATTCTCAACAAAAGTTTGAGAAGTAGCATAAGTATTGTAAAACCTTACGCTGTTTATAGTTGGATTGGTATCATTGTGGTGAACCTTGTTCTCATTTTCTGAGAAGATAGTTATAGTGTATGTTTTAGTCACGTCTATATCTTCTCTTGGTATAAAGTTTATAGTTCCCCCTGTTGTACTTAGAATCTGCATTTTTAATTTTTTAAAAAAAAGGGCGGATAAAAACTAAATCCATCCACCCTTTTCACACCCCGTACTATGTACCTTTATTCATAGCACCCACTAAACATCTTTAGCTATTTGTTCCTACTACAACAGTACATGAACCAGTTAAACCTGTTCCGAACGGATCAGACTGTGAAGCATTAAGAATAAAATTAGCCGGTAACTTTTCACTCCCTACAAGAGTTAAAGAAGAAACACCTGACATATCTCCAAAACTAGCTCCTGTAGTAATACTACCTCCAGAAACAGATAAACCGTGGTCTTTTCCTGCTAAAAGAAAATTTCCGTTATTATCTTCAATAACACAATGAGGACGGCCAAAAGCTAGTAGCTTCAACTGTACCATATCTTCTTTGGTTAACTTCTGTAAATTCAATGTTAATGTTTGCTCAAAAAATGTTGTACCATTTTCTTGTGAAGATGTAACAGCCTGCTCTAAGGAGTTAGCACCTTTCACTAAATATTTATAGGCTGAGAATGTTCCGCTCACGTCTGAAACGGCATCGTCTGTTAATGTTACAGTTCCTAAATCTCCAAAATCAATTAGGTAAACTGCATTCACCCCCCCTATGCTGTCACGGCATGGGACATTCCTTCCGGCACTGAGATCACAACTCATAAGTTCTTAGTTTTAAGTAAGTTAGAGTGCTGATAATAAACCAGCACTTTAACTAAGGTTAATAATTTATTTATTAAGAGTAGTATGCTACTTCTCCTAAAAATCCTGTTTGGATACCAGCTTTAAATCTGGCTACAAATCTCACGTTCTGATCACCTAAAGTGTCTGCTGTATCAATTAACTTGATCTCTGACATATCTCCTTCGATACCACATCCAAAGAATAGGTTTGATTTCTGCGCACCTACCATGTCATTAGCTGGTAAACCAGGAGCTCTGAATATTTTGATTCCGTCAAATAGTAAAGCATCTCCAAGGTCTTGGTTGTTTCCTCTACCTTCGTAACCGTTTCCACCTAAGCCATTAGCTCCGAATCCTCCGAGAGCTCTCACGTAAGACTGATATATGGAGTTACTGATGTAGATGTGAAAATCTTCTTTGTCAAGTAAAGAAGCTTTGTTAGAAGCTACGTGGTCGACCACTTTACCGATCTCGTCAACAACATTGCTTGCATCTACAGTCGTACCAGTTACAACAGCACCACCCATCAATGAAGATGCAGAAGCAGCGTAAGTAGTTGTAAATCCTGTTAAGTTACCACCTGAACCATTTCCTGTCCATATTTGGTTTTCAATGTTTTCTGCAATTTTTGCTATGTACTGCTGTACAATAAAATCAGAATAGCTCTTTGGTAATACTTGGTTGTTCATTGAGTAACCCATTTGAGCAGCAATCCAATCTTGAGAAAAAGTCTTTTTACATTCCGTTTTATTAATTTGGAATTCTTTTACTTCAAGTACTGCCTCATCAATAGTTACTGTTCCAGCATCTGCATAGTCACATGCTCCTGCTGTAATTAGATCACCACCTAGATCAATTCTTTTAATTACTTCTTTAAAAGCTACATTTGGGTAAACTGTTAACCCACCATTAGCCAATGTTCTACCGCTCAAAAGAGCAGATGCTATCATCTTATCTTTATACTCACCAGCGTAAGATGTTGTTAGACTTGTTGCCATTTGTATTTGTTTTTATTTGTTAAGTTGTTCGTAAATTCTATTCTGTATAGTGTTCGGGTAGTAATTGCTTTTAAACCATCCTGTGCTTTTAGCTTCTGCCTCAGGATTGTGTTTTATAGGATCAGCAGCTTCGGCTGACATTTCCTCTTTTTCTACTTCCACTTCACTCATGTCCTCTTTTTCGCCTTTACCCATTTTTTCAATCATTAGTTTGATTTCTTCAACAGCCTTAGCAAATTCTTCTCGAGTTACATATCTCATTTCTTCTTTTTCTTCGTCCTCTTTTTCATCTTCCAATGCAGTTTCTACTACTTCTTCAGTAGATTCTACCACATCTTCGGTAGACTCTAGAGTTTCTTCTGAAGCTTTCACTTCTTCTTTTTCTTCTTTATTCATGATTTTATCAATTAAGCCTTCTTCCTTTACCATTAGTGACCTACCATCTTCTAGTTCGTACTCTCCCACTGGTAAAGCAATTTCTTCGTCTTCTGTTTTAATAAATACTGATTGGCCTTCTTCAAAAGCCTCTGAAACTAGAACAGTTCCATTCTCAAGTTTGATTTCTTCAAGTTGTATAGCTACTTCTTCAGATAGCTCAATACCCACTACTTCCTTAATTTTGTTTAGTATATCTTGCGCCTTCATACCATTAATCTGCATAAAGGCGTAAAATGATATACTTTTTAACTAAGTTTTTTTAGCCTGCTCCTATACCTTGTGCATGTAGGCTTCCATCACAGCAGTCAACATGATAAGTGTTGTCTTGACATAAGCAACCTCTTTTACCTCCTACTCTTGACGATCTGCTTATCCTTCCTGCTGGTATATCTTTTCTTCTTCTTCTTCTTTTAAACATGTTATTTATTTTTTGGTGACTTAGGATGTTTAGAGGGTAATAGATCAAAGTCTCCTGTGTATTTAGCGTTTTGTGGTCTGCCATTTCTAACTAAATACAAATAGGCATTTACTCTAGCTTGCGCCCAGGCTGTTGGTGATTTTATTCTTGGTGAGTGTGAAACGTTGAAAGCTCCTAGACCTCTTTGAAATACAGATTTAAGTTGGCCTACAGTCACACCATAGCCTAGCTTCTTTTTATATCTCTCATTAAAGTCATCTGCCTTTTTCTGTAGTGATGCTTCATCTTTCTTACTTACTTTAGCACCTCTGCTTGTAGATGCATCTCCTTTAGCTGTGCCTTTACCTTTAGGATTAGGGTTTGGTGTTCCTGATGCTGGTGCTTTAGGCGATTTCTTTATCCCACCTCTTGGCCCTATTTCAGCATATCTACTTTTTTTTTTAACGCATTTACCTTTCTTTTTTACAAATCCTTCTGGGCATTTATACTTTTGCATTATGTGCTTTTCACAAGGCATAAACCAAGTTTTTTCATTACCATCTTGATCTTCATAAACATGCGAGTGTATTCCTTTACAACCTATATTCTTGGCCATTTCCTCAGCCTTCTCCTGTGTGCTGTATGCAAGCCTGTCATCTATGATAGCAAAGTCATCATTAATAACCATAGAAGCTAGGTTAATCTCTCCTAGTTCTTTAAGTTTGCTTTCTGACCATCTTAGAGCTGCCTTGCCTCCCCATAATAAATAAGAAATAGTTCCACAGGCTTTGGTGTCTCCTTCATCATAATATTCAGCAGCCCTACTTAAAAAGCTGTACATGCGTTTTAAAGTGGATAAAGAGATTGGCTTACCATCTGACAAAGTCTTTGATCTTATTTTGCCCACGTCCGTTGCACATTTATTGTTAACTTTTTCGTTTAAATCCCTGCCTCTTTTAGCATTGTTTTTAACTGAATCTGGATAATCAGAGTAAGACTCTAAAACTAACTTATTTCCTGACTTTGTTCTACCATCTTTTTTTATGATAGCCTTTATATTACTAAGCATGTATTCAGCTTCACTTTCTAAAATAGCTTCCATTTCTTGCTGTGTGCTGTCTCTTTTTATCTGCGCTCGGTCAGCGAAAAAACCTTCAATAGAAAATCCGTTATATTTCTTGCCTTCTTTAATATCTTTCCATATTTCGTCATCTTCTACCTTCATAGA